CCCATGTCCCAGTCGATGAAAAAGCCGTCGGTCATGGTCAAGGCCCCGGCGGCGTCGAAGCCCACAAGGAATCCCTCGCGCGCAGCGGCGGCCCCGACGAGCGCCTGATTCGTGTCTTGATCCCCGACCGGGAGCTTGATGGCGCGGTTAAGCTCCAACTCGATGGCATCGAGCCCGACCTCAAGGGCGTCAAGCTCGGCGTTGACCTCGCTCGATTTCGCGACCGAGCCGGAGATCAGGCGATTAACAAAGTCGTAGAAGCGGTTAGCCATGGCGTTCCTTTGTTGCGTTCATTGTTGGGAATAGACGGGGTTATGGAACATTGCCCCAAGAGGTTGCCGTCAGGTTCCCGCTTCCGTCGTACGTCAGAGTGATTACGTGGTCGAGGCCGCCGTCGTCCACCAGCGGAACATAGGTGGCCTCGTTGTCGTCGCTGTAGTAGAGCGCAACCTTCGTCAAGTCGGAGGCACTCCACGTCAGAACCGCCTTCACCCACTTCGTCTGATTGCCGGTTCCGTTCGTCCAGTATTGCCTAGCAGGGAGAGCCGCCGTTCCGGGGCTGGACTCGGCTCGGGTCACGGAGTTGGTGTAGCTCCATCCGGGCGGGAACCCTGCTGCGGTGGCAACCTGCATGGCCCACGCGTTGGCGCGAACCTTGTTTAACGGAAGCTCCCCGTACTGCGTCGGGAGCGTTGGCTGGAACGCGGTCCAGATGGTTGGCTTCAGGCTAGCCACGGCGTATGCCCCAAAGCGAGAATTGAACCAGCATCGCCTGAAGCGTGAATGGGTCGTCGACGTCGTCGCTGTGGTAGACCGTGGTCGCGATGTTCTTCGCCACCCCGTCGATGTTGATGCTTGTCGCTGACAGCACAGGGGAGTCCCACAGGAAACTTTCCCAACTGGACACATCCCAGCGGCCCCCAGTGGCGCTGCTTTCGCTGAGGTACTGGCTGCTCTGGGTGCCGCCATAGTCGAAGTCGTTGACAACGCGAAGCGTGATCGGAAGCGGCGTCTCAAGCTCCAGCGTCAGGAGCCGGAACCGTTTGTCTCGTGACGGGGCGCGCTTGTAGTTGTACGGCAACTGAACGATGGATTCGATCTCCTCCCCGTCGAAGGAGGTGCCCATGTCAAGCTCCATGACCTTGCCGGCATCGGTTCCCGCGTACATCCGCTCGACACCGTAGTCGTCCTCCCCGCTCCAAGCGCACACGAACTGGTGCTCGTACTTGGTGTACATCCACCCCATCAGCTTCGTGCCGTAGAAGGTGGCAACCATACCCGACTTGTCCTCGAAGAAAAGCCGGTACTGCTCCTTCGTAACGTCGTGCAACGCGAAGAGGGCGTCGATCCCGTTCTTGCTGTTGCTCTCCAGCGCCTTGCGGATGTTGCGCGACAGGGCGTTGACCCCGGCGTCGGCCACTGGGGTCGCTCCGGTGATGACGTGTATCGCGGCCCGGTCCTTGAATAGCGTCTGGGCCCCGGACTCGCGCATGGTGTACTGGGCGGCCCCGATTGAGTCAGAGATCAGCCGCAGGTTCCAGTCGAGGTCGCTGGTGCCGCGCAGGACGCTGACGCTGTTCTTGGCCGCGATGGCGAGAGTGTCGTTGCCGTTGGTCAGGAGCCCGGTGATGTCGTCGCCTATCCCGATCTCGGCCGCACCCAGCCTCGGGGACCAGATGGTCGGAACCCCTGTTGCGGAGTTTTGCAGAGAGCCGCCGGGGAACCCAAGGAACAGGTGATTGCGATGCACCTCGATGGCGTCAGGGGTGTCCGTCGTCATCCCGGTTTCGATGAACATGAAGTAGGTGCCATTGAACTCCCATGCCCGGTTCGCTCCATCGACGCCGTAGGCGCGGCGCTGGTTCGTGGCTCCGTAGAAGTTGTGGGTCACGACTTGAAAGCGACCATCCGGATCGAAGGTGCTGGCCGCCGTGGTGGTGCCATTCGCCAGAGCCTTCTTGACCCCCCCAACCCGTAGCTCCTCGTTGTTCTGGAAGGTGCCGCTGATGTTGGTTACGGCGAGCCTGCCGCTGGCGTAGGTCGGGCCCGTGACGTTACCTGCGCCGATACTGACGCGCCGCACTACGGCGGTGGCCCCGCTCGTGCCGCCAGTGATTGTGTCGCCCTCGAAAATCTCCCCGGTCCCGTCGTCGTAGCGAATGAAGCCCGTCAGGGTGACGGCAGACCAGCCGGCCGTGGTGGCCTTGAGCATAACGGCAGTTGCGCCCCCGACTGCATTGCGAAAGCAATAGACGTCGCCGTCGATCACAAAGCCGCCGAGGATTCCGTCCTCTCCTGTGGGGGCAGCGATCAGGGACCGATAGTAGTTGCGGGCCCCGCGCTTCCATGACTTGGCGCTGGCGTCGTCGATGGACGAGGTCTGTATGGCGCCGGTCAGGGTTGCGACAACGACGCCTCCGACTTTGACCGTCTCGCCGGAGACAAAGATCCCGACGACCTTGGTTACCCCAATGTTCCCGGCCGCCGTAGCGGCCGAGAAGCTGCCGCTTGCGATCTCGGTTTCTCCGACCACGATAGCGGTTGCGGCGCTGGTGCCTCCGGTCAGAGTCTGTCCGTCGACGATTGGCGTCGGGCCACCAGACGCGAACGGCAGGACGCTGTAGGTCGCAAGCGACGGCTTCGCAACGTGGCCGTCGAATATCTCGTATCCGGCGACGCGACGGTAGCCGCCGCCAGCGAGGCACTCGTAGTTGCGGGAGAACAGCAGAGCCCCGCTCGGGAGCGTGAACGCAGGGTCTTCCTCGTTGACGCCGCCAGCGAGGCGGAACTGGTCAGGAATCCAGTCGGCCATGGGCTACCACGTCGAGGTGGAGCGGGTGCCGAGCGCAATCGGGTGATCCTTGTTGCCGCCCGGAAGGTCGCCCTGTTCGACCAGCAGCCGCTTGAACAGCTTGTCGTACTCCAGCTTGGCGTGGGTGTAGAGGTTGCTGGCCTCCTCGTTGCCGGCGAACAGCATGACGCTGCGCCAGACGATGACCTCGGTGAACTGGTCCGGGATCGCCGGCACGTCTCCGTTGGCTGCCAGAATGACTGGGGCCGTGAAGTAGTCGAGCGTCAGGGTATAGGCGCTATCGGGCGTCCGTTCAAACTGCACCGTCCCGTTCAGGTCGATGAACCGCTGCGGTCTGCCGCTGCCGTAGTCCCGGTACTTGCGCCTGAAGTCGGAGTAGGTCATCCACTTCAGGTTCGTCTGGTCCGCGACGCTGTCGTCGAAGATGTAGAGGTTCTCGTAGTCCCAGCGCCCGAAACTTGAGATCGCCATGGCCCCGCTGCGGCTGTAGGTGCGGACACCGCTAGTGAGAGCAAACGTCTTCTGTGCCCGCATGAACTGCCATGTCGGGGCCGACGACTGAATCAGGCTCCACGCCCTCGCTGTGCGGTCGACGATCTTCTTCATTACCCCGGTCTGGTTCGTGACCGAGGAAGGGAGCCCGTCTCCGGCCACCCCGCACTCGGTCCTGACCGTCTGGCACAGTTGCAGGAACGTGGTCATTGCTTACACCTCGACTCCGGGGGCCGGGTTGATCGGCTGGTAGCTGAAGGGCTCACTCAGCATATCGTCATGGGTGACGATGTTCTTGCCGGTGACCGGGTCTTTCTCCTGCTTGAACTTGCGCTCGCTGTTGTTCTTCATGTGCGCCACCAGATACCACGGGACCGTCACGGTGGCGCCGCGCTTGATCCAGAAGATTTGCTCTCCGATGGTGAACACCTGCGGGTCCGGGGCTCCGGGGCGCTTGTGCAGCACCAGAGAGCACATCAGCATCTTGCCGTCGGTGTTCTTCAGCCGCTCGCGGGCGGCTTTGTCGGCTGCTCGGTGATCGACCTTGCTTTCCTCCACCACCAGTTCCCGCACCGCCTCGACGATCTTGTCGGCGGCTTCGCTTTTGCTCTTTGCCATGATGCTCCCCTCTCTGTTGTTGGGCCGTGGCGGGCCCTTTCGGGTTCGCCGCCACGGGATGCTGCGTAGTAGCCCCTCTTGTTTGCTCTGGGGGCTCTTGTCGTAGTCTGGCTACGACTACTCGGATTACGCTCCGCCGGCCGTGAACGTCAGGTCAGAGGCTTGCTTCGGAAGAACCGCGACCGGCGCCGAACTGGCAACGACGGAGGTCGCATTCCAGTTCGTAGTGGCCGGGATAAAGACTGCGTTCGCGCCGTTGACAACCTTGAACACCGCGAACGGTGCGTAGGTATCAGGAACAACGATGTCGGGGATCAGGCCCGTACCGCGCGGGCCGAGAGCCTTCGAGCCACCCAGCACCTGAGTAGCATAGGTGCCTTGGATGACGTAGATCGTGCCGCCCTTGTTGATGCAGGCCGTGTAATACACCGTCGTGTTGATCGGCTGACTGTAGTACCCGTTGTAGCCGGTGATCGGTTCCTGCAATGCCGCCAGTGTCGCGAGCACCTTGTCAGCGCCAGTGGCGAGCGTGTACGATCCGCCAGCGACCTGAAAGAGGATCAGGCCGTCGGGTTCGCCCACCAAGTCGTACGTGGCAGTGCTGTTTTGCAGGTTGATGGTCGCGGTCCCGTCGGAACGGGTGCCGAGCAGTTCGCGCAGAGCGCGGGCTTGGATGTCGCCGAGATTAGGCATGATGTAGTTCCTCAGTTTTGAGCCCTGTGGGCTATGGTTGCACGGTAGAGGATTCCAGCGTGCTTGCTCCGGGGGCACCACGCCCCCGGAGGTGCTACGGTTACAGGTCGGTGACGCCGGCTTCGATGCGGTACATCCAGTTCTCATTAAGCCGAAGTGCCGTAAACCAATACTTCGCGCCCACGACGTCACGCTGGTTCAGCGGGTCTGCCTTGTCGCCGCCGGTCCAGACGAACATCTCGACCGCCTTCGAGCCCTTGAGGGGCACCGAGGCGTAGGCGTTGCGGCCCACGATGACGAAGGGGTAGACGTCGACGCCGTCCGTCAGAACGTGCTTCATCCCGTTCTCGGTGCTCGACCCGCCAGCGATGAACGGCTCCGCATTCACCGTGAGGATGAAGCGGATGTTCTCCACCGAGCCAAGCTCGTAGATCGACAGCGGCTTGCGGCTGCCGTACTTCGCCGTCGGGATGAAGCCCGAGAGGACGCGGATGTCGTGCTCGCAGTCCGTGTGCGCGAAGCAGACGTAGCCGGCCTCGACAGGGCGCGTCTCGTAGTTCACGCTGCCGGCCATCATCTCGGTCACGAACTTCGCGCGCTGGCTGTTGAGCACACGCACGGCGGCGTGCAGCTTGTTCAGCGAGATCGCGGTGTTGACGTCGGTGCGGGCGGTGCCGTTGGTGAACCCGACTTGGGTGCCGGCCTTCAGGACGCCCCAGAGGATGCCTTCGATTGTCTCGGTCGCTTGCTCACCGAGGTTCTTCGAGGCTTCCTGCAAAACCGGGTCTTCCGAAAGCTCGCGGACGCGGTCGCTGGTCTCGACCACATCGCCCCATTCCTGCATGGTGGCCGACACGTCCTCGAACTGCATCTGACGCGCAGCCGGGGTGATGCCTTCCGCCAATTCGGTGTCGAGGCGGGGGAACGGAACGCTCCGGCGCCACTTGATCGTTTCGCTCTTGTTCTTGGGCATCGGCTTGGTGTCGCCGAACTTCGCGAAACACTCCTGCGGCTCCGCGTGCTCAAGGAAAACCGTAGCGGCGTAGACGTTAGTCCGTTGCGCTACGTTGCTGTAGGTGTTGCCGCTCATGATGTGCTCCTGTTATT